CGCACAAAGACTGCACCATACGTTAGCTAAGATAGCTAAAAAGCAAAAAATAAAGAGTCTTATGTTTATGGGTACAGCTTCAAAAGCAAATATTGGTAGAATGTACGATTTAATCGTAGAAAAGACAGGTTGGCCAATTACTAAAGTTCGTAGAAGAAGTACTAGACCTTAATTTTTAAAAAGATTTTCAAGTCTACCAACCAATGTGGCTATCCTTGTGTTATTTTTATCTATTACTTCTTGAATATGCGGTGGAATATTGCTAACATATTCTGATTTAAGCTTAGAGTTTTCTCTTTGTAATTTATCACTCTCACGAAGACAGTCATCGTATATTCTTGCTTTATCTTGATTGTTCATAATTTAAAATTTTAATTTCTTCTATTAATTTATCTTGGGTTATTACTGTTACTTCAGAATCATTTAATGCATTAGTTAATTCTTCGCTACCATTTTTTAAGATTGTAAGTTGAAGTTCAAATATTTCATTCTCATTTCCATTGTCAATTTCTTTAAACACTACCAAGCAATCATTATCCATTGCTTTATTTAGAAATTGATTATCCATGGTTAATAAAATTTTATCATTAGGCAAAGCTTCATCCAATAATATTTCATACCTACCACTTAATTTTATAGTACCATCATCAAAACGTTTAAAATATGGGTTAGATTCAAGCAATGGTAATAAAAAAGGATGTAATTTTAATATATAATCACCACTTTGTTTAGTACGTTTATATATTAAATTACACGCCATATTTATTCTAGTCAATAAAGTTACATTCCAATCACTTTGCTCAATAAATGATTTATCGTCCTTTTTGTGACCTAGATAATCCCAAGTAAGTTCGCCCATACTTATTCACATTTACAGTTGCCACCTTCGTTATCACCACACACACATGGTTTTGGTTCGTCAAGTATAATGTCTTCATCAAACTCTGGCATTTCAGTCCCAATAGAAAAATTAATTCTGATATCTTCAATTAATTTATTAATCTTATACATATCGGTTTCTTTAAGCGTTACTGGGTTGATACATTCGATTCTTTCTTCACCAGTGGTTGGTAGGAAGAAGGCCATAACATTAGATTCCTTTTTGGCTATCATATCATTAACACTTTCTACAAAAGGTGTTATTATTTCTCTGTTTTTAAGTACTTCAGCATCTATATAGAATACTAAAACTAGTGGATATTGTGTTTCCATTTTATTATATTTATTTTTGAAGATAATGTTCTTCTATTATTTCTTTTACATCAACATCTTGATTGTTGTCCATAAAACGTTCTAAAATTAAGCTATTTACACGTAGTTTCTTGGCAGTCTCACCAAATTCAGTGTATGCTGAATGGGCTTGCTTGTCGTCAACTAGTACATATATTAAATATTCCGAAATCGTTTTATTTTTAAAACGAGAACTTTGATATTGGTCAATTTCTTTTATAACTATTTTTTTCATATACAATTCTAACGATTTTTTATCAAACTGTAAAGTCTATAAATAAAAAAAGCCCCATTTCTGGAGCTTTTTTATCAATGCTTTTTTTCAAGATGCGGGGGCATTTACCTCTAACCCTGTGACGAGGTTTCCAAAATTATCTATTATCTATTATTTAAATAATATTAAGGTTTTGGTTCCTTTTTTTTTTGTTTATCTGAGTTGTATAGTTTGGTTACGTTGCAGAAAACATCTTTAACAAAAAAGCATAAAAAAGGACTGACCGATTACTCGACCAATCCTTAAATATTATATAGTCACTACAGAGTAGCGTTCAGAGTCGATTACTGATAACATCATTGCGTATGGTGACATTTCTTTACCAGCCAATAAATTGGTTAATAAAGCTGGGCTAAAACCACTCACCAAGGCCGTACCATTTTTGTCAAAATGTACAGGTTTGTTGTTATCACCACGTGATTGAATATTCCAGTAAACAATCTTTGGCATTTCATATCCAGCTTCAGCATATTTCTTTTCAAAAATTTGTTGTGCTGATAAATTCCAATTACCTCTAGTACCACTGTTAAACTCCATGTCTGATAAAATCAAAATCATAGTAGGCATTTCGTCTTGCGACACGTTACTAGCTTTAGCTTTATCTAAAATAGTGGTAAACACTTTTTCTATATCAGTTGACATAGACCATTGAGCCATTGAAAGTTGTGAGTAACGTTCAGACAAAGTACCTTTAAGTACTTGTAATTTTGGGTGACTTGAGAAAGTCACAAACGCATCTTTAAATGGACCAACATTACGTTCAGAAATGTATAAACCTAAAGAGATAGCAACATCCAAACAAGTTATGTTTGGATTACCACCAGCTGGGCAGGCCATAGAACCAGAAACGTCAACTACTGGTAAAAACCTTTCTTTGCCACCTTCAAGGTAGTTAGGCAATGCATCCCATTGTGCGTTGGCACCACGAGATTCACCAAACCTTAAGTTCTTAACGATATCGTATGGGTATACCGCACCAGCATTAATTTTAACACCAGCTTCACCTTTTTCAAGGCTTGTTAAGTACGCACCAAAACGGTCTTTATCGTTTTTGCTGAAAGCTTTCATCAAGTCACTCATCGCTTTTGATGGCAATTTAGAGTAATCAATAGCACTCCAGTTCTTAGAACACATTAATTGTTCAACAGTATTAGAGTTTTCTACTAATAACTTACGATATTCTTTAGGTGTTAAACCTAAGTATTCACGTATAACACTTGCTTGACGCTTAGCCTCACGGTTTTTAACGTTTGGACGTGGCATCCATTTAGCACAAAGGCCATGGTTTGCATTTAACGCTTGTTTAATCAACGCCAACGCATCAGACTCCAACGGAGTACCAATCAACGCTAAGATGTCATCCCAACGGCCAAATTCACTAACTAAATGAATGTTCTTACGCATCACTTCAGTACGGTTATTTGCAAGATATGTTATAATATCCTTAAATATTTGACGTTCACCAGCACCGCCACGTATATCACGAGCCCAAAATAACAAACGCATTGCAGTCAACGGATTTTCACCATACGCTTTGGTAAAAGCGTTGATAAGACGAGTCTTATCTTGACCACGCATCGCACCTATTTGGAAAAATAAGTCAACACATGAGTTAAGTGATGATGAGTTGGTCACCATACCGTTTTCAGTACGTGAATCGTTTGTTTGCATTGCAGATAATAATGATGTTTTCATAATATAATGGATATAGATTGATTATTTAAGTGGTACAAAGGTACGAAAAAAAATAAGCCCTGTCAAGTAAAATGTTAAATATTTTTAAAATTTATTTTAACTTGTTAAAAATCAATCAGTTAAAAATTTTGAAATGAATGTTTTTCTATGGTATCTATTTGAACCATTGGTTTTTAACGCTGTTATATGGTCAGCAGTTAAGTAACCTTTATTCGATGACCAATTATATTCTGGATATAAATCATGTAACTTAACCATATATTCATCACGTCTTACCTTAGCGACTATCGCAGCTGCTGCTATACATGTATATGTATCATCACCCTTGGTCACCAAAGAATGGCTTATTTCGCCATGTAAACCATTGTAAGATTCCCAAACCGTACCGTCAATTAACAAGAAGTCTGGTTTGATAGTTAATTCATCAATGCATTTACGCATTGTTTTAAAGGTTGTTTTGTTGATACCTATTTCATCTATCTCGTTTGCTGAACCAGCGTTACAAGATATTGATAATGCGTTATCAGTTATCAATTTATACGCTTCGTTGCGTTGTTTTTCAGTTAGCTTTTTGGAATCACGAATAAGGGGTGACGAAAAACCTTTAGGTAGGATTACGGCTGCGGTGACCACTGGGCCAGCACCACAACCACGTCCAACCTCGTCTAAGCCAGCAACATACGTATGTTCTGGCCAATCAATTAATAGTTTCGCTTCTTTTGCCATGAAGCAAAGGTACTAAATCTTTTTGAATTTCACAAGTACCCCACCTAACATAACTTCAAATTCATCTGTTGGTATGAAAGCACTAGAATAAGGGTTAGTTTTTGCGAATATTTCCCTGTTTATTTTATCTAGTTTATCTTCCGCTAATTCATATGTAAGTACCAAACCAACCTTTTGTATTTTTTGGTTTTCAACTATTTCTGAAACTGTTTCTACTAATTGTGTATAATTCATAATTAAAATTTTGTAAATATCTTTTTAAGCCAATCGGTCATTTTTTGGAATTTGGTTTTTTTAACCACCATAACACGACCACCTTTTTGTTTAATTTCAGAACCCAAGCCAGATTTAATTTCTTTAATAAAATTATTTTTACTAGCAGTTGTTGCTTCCGTTTCTTTTTTAAAACCCTCTATTTCAAGTTTTATTTCAGAAATTATTTCTGTATCTGTTAATTGTTTTTCCATATGTTTTTTATCTTTTGAGACACACCATCAAATAACGGGGTAGGTATTTCGTCTTTACCACACCACAAAAATTTTATATTTTCATGGTCTAATTTAGGTAAAAATTCAGTAGAAGTAAATGCTTCATAGTAGTGAAAATCCATATTTTTTTCCTTTATATACTCAACACCTATTTTTTTAAAATCTATATTATCGCTAGATATTGACAGCTCTTCTTTGATTTCACGCTTTAAAGCTTCAAGTGGGTCTTCACCTTTTTCTAAGCCACCAGCAACACAAGACCATGTTGGATTCTTATCGTTTCTAAGTAACAATAAAACCTTATTGGTTTTTGTACACTTAATTAAAGCACCAGCTGATTCTGTTTTTTCTTTTTCTTCTTTTATATTATCTGGAGTGTTATCACACCCACACTTATGACAAAAATACATATCTGGGCCACCTTCAGACTTTTTCCACTGCCACCCACAATTTTTACATGTTATTGTTTTATCAATATTTTCTCTTAAAAGTTGTTTAATAAATGCTTTCATCTTTATAAATATTTACTATTGATAATAGAATCCCTATTATTGAAATAAAAATTATGGAAACACTTATTTTTATTCTTATTTGTTACGGAGCCTGTAACAATATGATTTACGGTTCTATCTTTCAAGGTTGGAGAGATATGCTTGCAAAATTTGGTACTGGTGGCTATAGTATACATAAGCTTTTTACTTGTTTTATGTGTCTAGGCACTTGGATGGGTTTTGCCGTTAGTTTTATTATGTTCTTGATGGGTTATACCAAACTAACACCTGTGGGTTCATTGGGTGTTGAAAACGTTTATTTAATGGTATTTTTAAACGGCTTATTAGCAACCGCTGGTGTTTGGTTAATACATACATTACAAGAATTCTTAGAACGAGGATTTACAAACAACAAAGAATAAAAAAACCCTCATTACGAGGGCTTTTTTTTTAGTAACCTTTTTGGTCTATGCATTTTTCACATGCTTCATCTGGACCGCATTCACAATCGGTTTCAAAGTCGTTATCAGCTATTGAAAGCTGAGGTTTTGGTTTAGGTGGTAATTCCACTTTTTTAGCTATAGGGTTAATAGTTTTTGGTTTTTTATTTTCTAAGACCTTTCTATTTCTTTCAGCTCTAGCTTCTTCTTCCAACATTTCTTTTTCTTCTTCAGTCATTTCAATTGGTTTACCATCTTCATCTAAGAATGGTACATTGCTAGTTATTGAAGGTTTGGTGTTGGGTTCTTGAATAACCGATGGTTCATCAAATGTTTGAATAACTGATGGTTCATCAAATGTTTGTTCATCAAATTCATCATCTACGTCAAAGTCATCTAATTTAGGTGTAAGGTCTTCATCTTCAAAACCAAACTTTAAACGACTTAGTTTGGTTAGTGATGTTTTTTTGAATAGTTCTTTTAATTCATTTACCTTTTTACGCAGTAAATCGTGTTTCTTTTCACGTTCTTGGTTAAGCTTTATAGTTCTATCAACATACGCTAATAATTCATCTAAACCTATACCTTCGACCTCGGAAAAAATCATAAAGTAATTCATATCATCATTACCCTTTATTTTTTTAATCTTTGAGTCATCTGGTACCGTCCAACCTTCTTTAAAAATGGCATCCACAACTGGCGTACCGTCTACGTATCTAATACTGATTACGTATGGTTGTAATGAATCAAGTGTTTTTTGTATATTTGACATATCTTTAAATTTTAATTCCTGTGAAGATAATTGATATCATATAGGCAATAGAAACACACAAAAAAAACAATGCGGTTTTTGATAACTTATATTTTATCGGTAATTCTTCAGTTGATGTTAAAAAAGCTTGAATAAAATAGTAGACATGTCGAATTGTTACCAATGCTGACATTATAAAAGCGATTATTAAAACTCTATTTACTATTTCTAAAACCATGATTACTTATCTTCTTTGTTTTTTTCAGATACAGATAAACGTAATTCTTGTGCTAAGGTTTTGATGTCTTGAAGACCCTTTCTAAGTCTAACACCAGCAGCTTTGTTATCTTTTTCAAAAAATTTTGTTGCATCATCTTCTAGGCCAGCAACCAATGCCTTTAATTCATTAAACTTCTCCATTTTTTTCTTCTTTTTGGTTTTTAAGCATATCGCTAAATTTAGCGATATTAACTTCTGTTATTGTTATTTTTGTTAAGTGTTCTTTAATCGTTGATAATTTTTCATCAATCGGTAAAGTATTATCATTTATACATCTTTCTAATTCAACCTCATGTTTTAAAACATCAGATGTTAAATCGTTTAAAACTAAACTAAAAATCCTATCTATACTCATAAATTTAAAACTACTAATTTTTATTAAAAAATAAACACTAAAACCAATTTTTATATTGATTTGAGTGAATTTTCAAATATTTTATATACCTCAATAAAGGTGTCCATTTCTGAATTTGTTTTAATTTTACTGTAATCAAAAATATCAAACCATAGTTTAATAGTATTTGCATCCATATAATCTAACCCCTTTTTTTCAGATGTATAAAACACCTCAAGCATAAACTCTAAAAAATAATCATATAATTTATTGTCTTGAAAATTAAAACCTTCATAATTAAAGCTTTGTATATTTTTCTCCCAACACCATTTAAAGTGTTTTGTTTGACCAACTAAGTCAGTCACGTCATCACCCATGTATGTGTCAAAAACTATACGCAATAATGATTGAACAAAATCACCATATAACTCACATTTTTGGAACGTAACATTATTAGCATCATATATTACCATAATGCTTTCAATACTCATAGGATTGTTTATATACGCCAAAAAATTTTTATGTTTGCTATTCTCACCCATATCTATCAAATATAGGTTATCTATTTATAAAATAAAGTTTAGCTTTTTAACCAACCATAATATTTGTTGGTTAATTCACTTCTATGTTTTAAACCGTTGGTACCACCATTGATTCTTTTGGTCATAGCAAGTATTGTATTAGCATTAACACCTTTATCAGCAATGGCCCATAACTTATTGCTATCAAAAAAATAAATAGCTGATTCAAATGCGTAATCAGTAGCTACCAAATCTGGATTATCCATTATTTCTGGTTTTTCTAAATGCTCAGACAATAATTTATAATTATTTTTACCAGTTGTTTGTAAAGCACCACGACCACGGAATTTATATCCTTCTTGTGTAGCTTCGGCACCATTACCCATTCTGCTACCATAAACCCTAGAAGCGATTTTAACAGGTTGTTTAGCGTATAGGTCGGCTAGGTTACCTGGGAAATACTTTCCAAAAACTTTCATCAAACCAGCTGAACTATAATTAAGGTTTTCGGTGAATGTTTGATAACCACCTGTTTCATGTGCAACTTGTCCACAAAAATGAGCTATTTTTTCATCACTTAATTTATAATAATCTCTCATTGCCTTTAATGTAGTAGGCCCAAATGAATTATCTGGATTTACACCTATTTTTTCTTGTAATTTTTGTAATGGTGTCATCTTTATCTTTTTATTGTTTTTTATTATTATTTTTCATTGTTTCACTTATTTTTAATTTTTGTTCATCAGACATTTGTTTACCTTTATTCCAAGGTATTCTTCCAATATTAGCTTGTCTAGTCTTTTCAATTGATTCTTTACTCATTCTTTTACCAGTATGAGCTTTACTCATTTTTTCTTTTGTTTCATCACTATTCTTACGACCAATATTTTTAGAGACTCTTTTTTCAATAGTTTCTTTTGTTTGTTTTTTACCTAAATTAATATTTTTAAGTTTTTCTTTAGTTTCATTTGAATGTTCTAATCCTTTATGTGAATTACTAAGTTTTTCTTTTGTTTCATCACTGTGTTTTCTACCAGTACTAGCTTTTCTAAGTTTTTCTCTTGTTTCATCACCTACAACTCTTCCTAAAGAATTCCCAGCAATTTTACAAATATTATAAAATGGTTTTAACTCATCAATATAATATTGTTCCCTCTCAATTAATTTTAATTTATCACATTCTTCAATTATTTCAAAATTAAAATTATCTTCACCATATTTATTCCAACTATTTTGTAATATTGGTGAGTGATGTTTATTATTTTTTAATCTTGTTAGATGTAATTTAAATCTGTTTTTAAAATTAACAGAACTACCAACATATATTTTACCATTAATTAAGTTAATTATTTTATAAATTCCACACATAATTTGTTTTATTAATAAATATCACGTTATATATAAAAAGTTAACTAACTTAAAAATTGCGAAGCACTTTATTTAAATAGATGTTTGTGCAAAAAAATGTGCCGCTCTTTCTGGGGTCATTTTATAATATGCAGCCGCTGCTTTAAGCGTTGCTGGCCCAAAAACACCATCTGCTTTCACACCAATTTTTTCTTGTAACTTTTTAAGACTCATGTTAAAATTATTTAAATCTTGTTATATCAATAAATATCCTGTAAAATAAAAAACCCTCATTTCTGAGGGTCTTTTAAGTTTATTTGTTAAAATGTTTATTCTTCATCTTCTTCTTTTTCTTTATCTTCTTCTTCACCATCTACATTTTCATAAGTCATTTCCATGATATCTACCTTTTCTTCTACGTTTTCATCTTCCATGATATCTTCTTCCATTTCATATTCCATTTCCATGATATCTTCTTCCACTTCATTTTCTTTTAAATGAACGTGTTTTTTTGCTTCAGAAGCTTGGCTTATGCCAGTATCTTCCCAATGTCCTTCTTTAGGTTTAGGAGCTTGTGTACCTTTTTCAGTTGAAGCGGAACCTTCAACGTGTTTTTTAGCTTCTGGAGCTTGTGATACAGCATCATCTAAATCACCTTCTTTTGCAGCTGGTGCTTGAGTTCCTTTATCTTTAGATACTGAACCTTGTACATGTTTTGTAGCCTCTGGAGCTTTTTTGGTTTCATCATCCCAGTTACCTTCAGCTGCATCAGCACCTTCAATTTCTTCAGATTCACCTAAAAGTTGTTTTGATTTACCCCAGATATCACCGAAAACATTGTTTTCGTTAATTCTAGCGTTACCTTTAACAAGACCAAGTGTATCTTGAGATTTGTAACCAAATAATGCTTTCATTCTAAGAATGTCTTCATTAACTAGCTTCTTATCATTAGCAGTTAAAACGATGGCTCTACCTTCATTAACGGTGCCTTCCCATCTAATTTTATAGCTTTCATTACCATCAGTCATTTCAAATTCTTTAGAATCTACTTTGTAATTTTCTGGTATTAATTTCAAGGCGTTGTTTAAACCTTTGAACTCATTTTTAAATTTTAATCTTTTCATAGATTGTTTTATTATTGGGGTGTTATTTGTGTCTTTATTTTCATATAAGCCCATATCTTTCATGGCTTTCTTTTCTAATTTTTTTGCTAGGTTTTTAGCGATATAAAAAGCTTTATCAAAATCTTGTTTTGATAAAAGGGCTTCTATTTTATTAAGCCCTGTACCATATTCAATTGAATCTGGAAAATCAGAAACCATACCTGTTTGACTAAATGCGTTTATAAGTTTTTCAGCAGATTGTTTGGTTCCAATTTTTTCAACCCAATTAGTTATAACCATTCTATTTTTTTCCGAAATTGGAGGTACTGGTGCAGCCATTTCATTAACCGATTCTTCAATAGCATAAGGTTTGTGACCTGTATCTTTTAAGTCAGCTTGAATATCTCTACCTCTTAAGTTAAGAGTAGGTGTTTGTTCATTTCTTTTCTTGGTTGAAGCTTTGATTTTCTTGATTAAATTTTTACCGAAATCTGGCCCTTCAAACCCTTTTTGTTTATCAACAACATTTGCCCATTCTGGGTTATTGCCCATTCTTGAACTACCAGCAATTGCTTCTTCAGCTCTTTTGGTATAATTTTCATCTGGCTTGCTGTCATATTGTATCATTTCTTGACCATTCATGATTTCCATTTCATCATGATAAGTTTTCTCAAAATCATCATCGTAGTTGAACTTATTAGGTGCCATTTGCTTAGCATTTGGGTCGTCTTTAACACCTTTTTCAAAGTCACTTACTTTCTTTTCAACATCTTTTAAACCATCTTTATTTACCTTAGCGTTATCCTTTCTTAGCTTATTGTTTAAACTAATGGCTGGTGTTGTAATATTATTTGCCGCTTCGGATATAAATTTTTCTTTTAAGATGTCTTTTATTGTTCTTTTATCCATTTTTTGGTTTTATAATAAATATCTTATTTTTTTGTAAAGTTATTATTTACCACCACCTAATGATGGGGCATTTACATTTGAGGCTGTTTTCTTAAGCTTTACAACATTATCAACCGCTCCTTGACTACAACCAGAACCAGCTGGTTTGTTATTCATCTTAGTGCAATCACCCATTTCAACAAAAGAACCACCAGCATATTGTGTGTTCTTTTGCGCCTTGGTTGGTTTGGTCTCTTTAAAAGAACCATCACGTTTTATTCCTGGTAATGCATTTGCATCATAGGCACCCATACTACCACTCCCAGATGTCATTTCAGTTAATGTGTGTTCATCACTCTTTAACCAATTGGTTGAATCACTTGGGATAATACCTTTAGCGATTAAAAATTTTTTGGTGACTATTTTAAAATTAGATAATTTTACATTTGGAAAATTATCCTTTAAATCAATAGTAGTATAATGCTTAATTTCGTCATTTTCTAGACCCTTATAATCCCAACCATCAACTATTTTACCACTCGCCTTATCAATTGCAAAGTGTGTATAACCTTTTCCTAGCTCAAATTCCTTCACAATTGGTACATCAAGATGGTTTGTATCAACTGGCATCTCTCTGTTAACCATAGGACCGCTTAAGGGGCCTGTAAACGAACCAGAAGATGCAGCACTTGTAGTTTCTTCAACACTATCTTCGGATGCTCTTCTTTCTAATTCTTTTGCCCTTATATCGGCTAATTTATCTTTAATTTTTTGAAGTTCTTCTGGTGATTTTTCAGCTTTAGATGGGTCTGGGGTAAACGCCTTTTTTGTGCTTGATTTGAAATTATCCATTGCGTCATCACCTTCGTTCATATTATCTAATGCTGATACTATTTCTTTATCTTTATCGTATAGTGACAATAAACTTTGTTTTAATGGTTCATCTATTTTAACTAAATCAACACCATTTTCATAATCATCTAGACCAACACCCATTTTTAAATTATTGATGTTATCGTTAACATAATTTGAAATCAGATAATCATCGCTATCTAAGTCATCCCTATCTAAGTCATAATAATAAAAAACAAATAATTCACCTTTTTGATTTTTTAGGATAGCTATTTCACCGTTAAAGGCTACTACTTGAAATTTAGAAGTACTACTTCTTTTTTCAAATGGTAAAACTGGGTCTTCACCTCTCCAAGGGGCTCTTGGGTCCATATCAGCACCAGTAGGGTAATCACCAACATCTTCAGTTTCCAATTCTGGGGCTTCTAATGGCTCTTCTACTGGCTCTTCTACTGGACTACCAGTTAGTGTGTTTAATTCGTCTTGAACGGCTTTAATAGCGTTTTCTGGACTACCTAATGATTTTGATAATAAGAACTTTCCGTTATCATCAATTATTATATTTTTTGATAAAAGCATATCACATATTTTGTCAAATGTTAAACCTTTATCTACCAAAGATTGTGGAAACTCGTCTGTTTTGCGGTATAAATAAGCTATAAGCTCTTTTACTTCAGTATCGTTACCACCTTCATTTTCAATCATATCTTGACCAAATCTACCTTGGGCCGAAGCTGATATTGAAGTGTTAGGTTTTTTAATATTAAAATTATCTTCTTTCAAATTTTCAATATCTTTTCCAGCAAAGGCTTTTTTAAATGAATTATCAATAGGGTTAGCTTCTTCTTTGATAACACCAGTGGCAAATATTCTATTATATTGCTCTTTGGTTATCTTGATGACGTTCTTAGGTTTTAAACCAAGTAATCTAGCTTGTTGTTCGGTAATTTTTATTTTTTTCATTCTAACTACTTTTATTAGTTAAGTTATTTTTCCAAGTTGTTCGTTTAACCCATAGAGTTTTAAATAATTGTGAAAGCACATTTTTAGAAATCTCAACCATCTTGTCTTCAATTTCTTTTTCGTTTTTTAATTTATCTTTAACAATCTTTTCTATCTTAGCTTTAAACTCAGAACTATCCATGTAAATCTTTACCTGTTTATTGATATCAGATTTTGTTGTATCGTTTGCCATTAGTTAATTCTTTATTATAAATATAGTAAATAAAACAAAAAAAGCCCTAAATAGGGCTTTTGTTATTCTGTTTTTTAAGTTATTAATTGGTAACACCCAATATTATTAATAACGTCACTATTGGTAGGGCTACAGACCCAATAAAACCAATGACTTTTAGTGTTTTTTGTTTTCTAATTTCTTTTTTCTGCTTAACAATAATATCATTCAATATATTTATTTCACTATCTTTATTGGTAATAATAGAATTTAAATTTTTAGCTAGGATTTCTTGATTATCGCTTTTTAACTCTAACAATCTTATTTCAGAAACTTGTAATGTTATCGTTTTTCGCAATAAGCTATCTCTATCTTGATACACCAATAATAAGCTATCCGCAATTTCACCATCCAATACAGCTTTCAAGATTACCTTAGCATCTGAAAACTTCATTTGTATTAAGGTATCACCATTATTTATTATTGTTTGTACCCTTGGTGGTTTTATCGAGGAAGTCTGAGAATGCATTTGAAACGCCATCAGCAGATAAGTTGTTAACATGATTAGATACTTCATTTCTTTTCTTTTTTAATTTGTCTAATTGTGATTGTGTTTCAGATAATTTTTTATTGTTTTGTTCAATCAATACGTTAATTAAAGCAATCTTTTTATCTAAAATAGAATTTATTGTTAATAAGCTATCATTCTTTTTTGATAATAACTCATTCGAATCGTGCAATGATTTTAATTCGTCTTTTTTATAATTTATATTAGACTTTTGACCAATAAAAAAACTGATTATTAAACCAAAGCCCAATATAATAATAAATATGTTTTTTATGTCTAATTTTTTAATTTCCATTAGTTTGTATTTTGATTATATTCGTTACTTATTTTTAAGGCCCATTCATCGACCCAATTTTCATAATACCCTTTAAGCTTTTGTAATAGTATACTTACTTTATCACTCAAATCAATGTTGTTCATACTAGTTTCTATTTCACCAGCGGTCAATGCCATTCTGAAGGTTATACCAGTATTATCCGCTTCTTTTTTTAAGAACACACCTTCAATAATTACATTACCATCTGTAGGATAAATTTTAAAGTTGGTTATTTCAACCTGTGGGTCTACTGTGTCTTGTAATTTCTTTAATTCAGAGTTGAATACCGCATCACCTTTCTTAGGTGAGATAACATCTTTTTGTTCATCGGCTTCGGTTATAAGCTTAGACTTATAACCACCTCTGATGATATCCATCATCTTTTTGGTCATATCGTGTTCGTTAATTCTATCCATTTTTTTCTAATTTTTGCTTAAATAATTCAAAATCCCAACTTGGGTTCAAATCTGTATAATATTTTTCTAAGTTACTCCTATATAACACCCCATTAAAATCAGCTAAATTATCAATCTTAGTGTTATGACTAATAGCGTTTAATGGTATATTAAAATCATAACATAACTTTGTCACTAATTTTAATGCCGATTCAAATTGTTCTTGGCTATAAGGGACCCAATAGTTATAATTACGCCATCTTTTGACAAAAACGTCTGTCGGTTGACTATAAATATTACCAGACCACGTAATAAATTCATTTTTTTCATCATCTTTTAACAACCTTT